GTTCGAGGAGTCCACAGAGGATCCTTGAGCTGTTCTATTGGTGATTTCGTACTGCTACGAGAACACCCTAGCGCCTGTGATTAAACACAGGGTCATACAGCAACTAGCAGCGGGCAGCTAAGATACCGTAAGAAGCGGCGCAATGAATGGATATATGAAACACCCATTTGTTCGTTATCTGGAGAAGGGAGTTCAACGGCTCTCCCTTTTGAAAGATTTGGACCCTAGCGAGGGCCAAAGGTTCACCCAAGTCGTCAGATCACTTGCCATTCCCATCACCATGTTGATGAGGGGGGGCAATGTGGTCCACAATACCAAGGTCCGTGAAAGCTTTATGGAAAGCATCACGACTTTGAGATCTCTCAAAATCCACGAGGACCAGCATCTGGACTTGATCAAGTTTGATTCAAGTCTACTGTTCCAACGTGGCGTCAATGATATTGATGTAGCGACTGGTCATGTCGCTCTCAAACCATCGGCGTCTCTCGACAACGTTTTGGACAAACGTGTGTTTCGGGGGTTCGTGGGCATGCTCGTGGCCCGCCAGGTGCGCAAAGCACAAGGCGGTGAGCTACCGGCACGCTGTTTCCTGGCTTCCTATCTTCTGTCGAAGAGAGGATGGCCTGAGCTTTGTCTGAGCAAGCGGTTGCAAACCGTTCTTGATCATCAGACCTATCTCGCAAAGGAACCAGCAGTGGTGCCCACGGAGCTTCTAGAGGAGATTCGCAAGACCTGTAATAAGATCTTCCGTAACACTACCCTCAAGAAGTTATCCCCATCCCGCCACGCCTCATACCTCTCTAGTCGAAAGGCTGGGGGCGCGTGGGGCGAAGTCGTCTCTCATCCGCCTCCTATGTTTCACTGGACCGATTTGGTCCATTCGCAGTTTCGAGCTCAAGACCGAGAAGTCTTGCTCTATGACGTGCGAAGTGAGGCATGGAAGGCCGACACCCTTCGTGGTGTCGTTCTGGATGATGAGTTTTCCCACCGACCATCTATTCGTGAAGTCAACATGTCAATCATTGATTGGCGCAACGACTTGTGGAATGAACTCTGTGATGAAGCTGCTATTAGCAGAACATATCGTAGAGTCCGCGCTCAGGTCATCCCAGAACCAGGAAAGTTCAGGATGATCACTGCCGGAGATGGTTTCCAGTACACTTGGCTACAGCCCCTCCAGGGGTCGTTGCTGTTGAACTGGGCAGGTTGTCGTTATTCAACAATGACGGCAAACTGGGAGGAAGAAGTCGAGTTGTGGAAGGCACCCGATGGGTGGGTCTGGAATAGCGGTGACTACAAAGCCGCTACCGACCAGTTGAATATGTTTTCAACTCTTGAAGCAATGGCCGCAATCAGTAAGATTTACGGGTTGCCGGCGGATTTCGACCATGGGCTCGACGGTGTGGAAGTCGAATACACAGCCAAAGACGCGGTCACACTTCCGCGCGTGATCTGGCAAAAGAATGGCCAGCTCATGGGTCATCCCCTTTCTTTCCCAATATTGTGCGTGATAAACCTTGCAGGTCTGTCATGTGCGATCAATCGTGGAATTGCTCGAGGAGTAATTTCCAGGGAGGATAGGCCGAAAATCTTGTCAATGACAAAGATCAACGGCGATGATATCCTGTTTCCTTGTCCCCCTGCACTTTGCAGGATTTGGGAAGACACAGCTGCGGAGCTGGGTCTTGTGCTGTCGACTGGAAAGTCGTATGCATCCAAGGACTTCGCGATGGTGAACAACGTGATGTTCAACAAACGTGGAGAGGGAGCGAGTAAGCGAATCGGTTATCTGAATCAGAAGCTGATCCTTAACTTCTCACTGAAAGGTGGGGAGAGTCTGAAATCTCCATTTGAGATCGGACACGCTTTCAACAAGATGTTTCGGGATTGTCCCAAATCAACCACTTTCCTTTCTGACTGCGTGTCAAATCGGAAGGAACTTCCCATTTACGGGTACCAGCCCAACTTTTTCGTGAGTTGTGCGCTGGGAGGGCTCGGGGTGGACCCCCAGTACGCGGATCGTGAGATTTACGTGACTGGCCTGCAACGGCAGGTAGCCTCTCTGTTCGCAGAGGGGGTGATGAACAGTTATCTGTTTGCCACGGGGACATCAGATAGAGGACTGCTGGGGAAACTCATGCGGTCGCTTCCTCCAGTGCGGGTTAGCACTGGGGCGGGTACTTGGGAAATGGACGTTGGTGTCGCGACTGAATACCGTCGCACCGAACCAGATGAGCAGCACGCGCTGCATTTTCTGGAAACGTTCGGGTTGGTTCCGCAAGCCGGAGGTGGTCTCGTATTGAATCCTGAGGCAAAGAATTCCTACCAACGAATGGTGGGACTCTTGTCACAGTTTCAGACCCCCGAGGAGAAAACTCCACGGAAGCTCGACAGAAAGAAGCTCACGGGTGTGAGGCCGATGCGCCTCGACAAGGTATTGTCCTTGTCCCCGAAGCTGATGTTTCCTGTCTTGCCTCGAATCGAGGGTGTTCAGTCGTTACGGTATCGTACTGAACTGCGGGATGGTGCTCCAGTGGACCCTGTGCTTCGCAAGCCAGAGTTCCTGGGTATCAGAGACAAAAAGCCGCTGACCCCTTTTCATGCCAGATGGCGTGCCCTTGAGCACTTGGCCACATTGACTGGAAGGAGTCAGAGAATTCTTGCCCTGAAGGGTGCGGATATTGAAGCTCGGTCTTTAGGCCAGCGGATACGGATGCATCCAAAGTCAGCGTCATACCCTTAATTGGGCGGGGCCTGGCGGGAGGCAGAATGGTGATTGGCGGGATAGTGGGTTATCATCTGTAAAACACCCAAAGTCGTTCCGTAGACCCAGAAAGGGTCCGGTGAGTACGAAACTTCTTCTTTACAGGAGAGGGAGCGGAAAGAATGTCGACGCTAAGCATAAGTACCTGATTATCCATGATAAAGGGAACGTGCGGAATGCCAAGAGACTGCACGGGTGTGCAGTTGTCGTCTTCCTCGGGCTGCGGGCGGAAACGTCCACGTTGAGAAAACGTTCTAGCAGAGCAAGAGGGGGCGGTGAAGGTTGATGATGATGAACAGTCCACCTATTGGATGAGGTGGGTCCACGATGGCATCCAAGAAACAGAGAGAGAACTCGAAGAAGCAAGCTGCAGCTTCTAAGAAACAAAACAAGACAGCACGTTCTGTTCCAATGCGGATTCCTCGTTCGCGTTCAGGAATGGATGGGGGGTTTGGTGGGAGCTTGCCAGCTCAGGCTGCAGCAGCTGCGTACGCGAAGGGGGCCCGTTCAGGTCCACCTCGTGTCCGGGGTTCATTTCGGTCCACTCGAATTCAGCATAGAGAGCTGATTGGGAGTGTTGTCGGAACTTCGGCATTTACCGTGGGTGCATCGTATGCACTCAATCCAGGATTGGCGGCCACGTTTCCGTGGTTGTCCACCCAAGCCTTGGGCTGGGAGCAGTACAAATTTCACAAGTTGAAGTTTTGCTACTATTCGAGATGCGCTACATCGACCGCGGGGTCAATGATGCTGGTGCCGGATTATGACGCTGCGGATTCCGCACCATCCACGGAACAGATTGCTTCTGATTATGAAGAGGCAATTGAGACTGTTCCTTGGGTGATGGAAGTCTGCTGTAACCTTGATCCACGAGCAATGGCGGAGCCCGGAGATCGCAAATATGTGCGGACAGCCGCTCTCGCATCAAATCTTGACGTCAAGACGTATGATGCAGGGACAATGTTTGTCTGCACTGTGGACGGGTCGTCCACAAACTGGGGAAAGCTGTGGGTAGAATACGACGTCGAATTCTTCAAACCACAGCTCCCACCAGGAGGGGTGTCTCAGACCGATCTGATCGTGTCTGGTGGCGGAAACGTCTCTAACACGACGATTTTCGGTTCCGTACCGACCTACCTGAGTTCAGGAAATACAACCACGAGTTATGCAATCGCGAACGGGAATGCCAATACCATGGTGTTCAACCAACCAGGGTATTACCTGGTGATTGCCCAAGTGATAGGGAGTTCAAGCCCTGCGCTGAGCGTCAGCGTCAACACTAGCTCGATGGTCCTGACAGCATATTCTGCGTCATCCAACTCAACCTCATACACATTGGATTCACTGATCAAAGTGGACTCTCCTCTCAACCCGGTTGAGGAGGCAATTACGACCTACACGTGTACCAACACGGTGACATCGTCAACAGTGGCTATCATACCACTGTCGCAGGCGCAATATACTGCCCTCGGGGGAAGTTAGGAGGTGACAGACGTTTACCGGGTAATTCCGAGAAATCACCCGCCTACGCCTGGCGGAGAACGAACCTTACAAATAGCAAGGATTTTCACGCTGTTGCGTGTGCCCCGTGTATCCTGGCGAGAAATCGAACCAAGACCGCGGCAGCAGGCTCTGAAACGTAGTGGCCTGACGGGACAACAAGCAATAGTGACCATGGAACGAATGGGAATTGATATCCGAAACGTCATCTTGTATGACATGAGTTTGGACGATCCCCAGCTCGGTGATCCAACAGAATTCTTGGCAAGTGCCGGGAACTCATGCTGCAGCTGTGGCGGCATTGAGAGACTTTGGGACGAGTGCCGATGGTGTGGAACCACTCGGTGCTACTATTGTCGCTATGCTAGCGAGATAGTCTGCGAACCAGCGCAGGGCCCGGAGGAGTCTGTGGGGTCTCCCCGCCCGACTCACGACGAACAGATCGCCGACCTCGCACTCGAAGAGCACGAGGCGGCTTGGGATCGGTTGTCGGAAATGTCAGATGACATAGAGTGGGAAGAGGTGTGAAGGTGTTGCGGACAGGTGGGCGGCCTGTCAGCGGCGGAAAATCCTGATTCTGTGAAAACAGGATCTACTCAACAAACACTTAGTACTATCTCTGGTGTGAAGTTCACAACGATCGGTCTGAGCAGCTGTATGCGCTCTGCGACGGTGAATTATATCACGGAGACGGAACCGTGGGACGGAGCTGTGAGCTCTGGTAACGTCCGGGTCTGTTGGGTAACTTCGGC